CTCATTTCATACCCAAGTTTATACGACAAAAAGTCCATCGCCTCTTCTTGGAGTAATCGTTGTTTACTATGGTTGACCTCCCATAAAGGTATTTCCCATTTTTTATCAGCCTCTCTCATAAATGGAATATACTTTTTAGCGAACTGGCTGGATCTACAAAAAATATAGAAACCTGATCTTTAAATGCCTCATCCAATATGGAAAAGGCTCCAGAAACATATCCATGCAATGTGTCTAAGTCATAAGTAAGGATTGAACAGCCTTTTCTTACACATTCATCTATTACATAATCAATCACGCCAGATTCTGTAGTTTTGTATAATATTTCCCAATATTCATTTATTAACTTAGCACCAATCATATCTACAAACTTATACATCTCCTTTTTTATAGTATCAACATGTTCTTGATCTAAATCTGTATTAAATCTTACATATATGATTACTTTAGATTGCTCCATTCTTCTACTTGATAACCTGTTTTATCTTCTTTTACTGATATTTGCAATACATTAAAAATGCCTGACTTCATGAGTCTACTATTGGCATCATTGGGATGATAAGGAGTACACACGCTCAAAACAATACCTTTATCATGAACACGCTTGATCCATGTGTTAGACACCTTGTTCCAAACCGTATCTCTACGAGCAGTAGATATACGATCCTCATCATTGCATACATCATCAAGAATCAATACACCTGCTCGCTGACCTGTGGTTTGAGTCAACACTGCATACGCCTCATAAGTGGGGTTACCTGTTCTGTTGCGACTCTTCACTATTATTCTTTGAGTTGATCCTGTATCAGTCCTATCAAACTCAACAGCATTGAAATTATTCTCTTTGCACCAATATCTGTACATATCACTCATAAATAATGCCCTTAAAGACAATATCCTTTTCGCAGAAATGCCACCATCAGCAGACACAATCAACGTCTCAAGTTCATGCTTTCTCGTAGTCATATACGCTGATAGACCAATAGCTACTTGTTGCGACTTACCAGTATTATACGGCGCACGAATCAGCCCATTTAGACGAGCGTTATTAGACAACGATTCCTGCTCCCAGTCATAAATGCCTTGTTGCATAGCTAGATGTATATCTGCTTGAGCAAGTTTTCTGCCATCTTGATCCGCCAAACAATTTTCAATAAAAGAGTTGCGTAAATCAATAGAATCTGGGGGTGGTTCATGCCCCACAATATTGACAAGTAAATCAGACCAATTAGCTTTTTGACTCATGCTTCCTATTGCGTTGTTTCTTGCGATGAGCAGCAGTATCAACACGCTTAAATATTCTCGCTTTATTCTTAAATCTTACAAATTGAGTAAAAAAGTTTGTTTTGAATACAGGAAACTTAAACCTCATATTCGTAAGTGGTTTCTTTGATAGACATCAAATCATCCTTCGTAATATACAAAAAAACATCTCTTCTACCCTTTCTGCCAACAGGCTTATACAATATACCCTCATAACCATACTTTCTAGCAGCATTGTCAACTCTTATAACTGGCATATTAGTCCTTCTATGTTTGATCATTTTTTTAACTGCTAAAGAATGTAACTTTTTGTTGTCTACTAAAACAAATGATCCATGAAACTGAAAGGCGATTTTATCTGCCCCCTTCTTACTACACCAACCTAGCTTGCCCTGTACATTGGTTATCTCAACAAGAACGTATCCATCTATATGAGACCTTTTTAGACCCTTAACGTCAACTGTTATTTCATTTAAATAAGCATCAATATGATTGTAGTCATCATGCTGAGTCCCAGCCTTAGCACCAGATAGCTTGCAAAACAACCTTTCAGAATCTTTACCCTTTTTAAGCCTTTCTTGCTGATTATCCTTATAAGATCTCATAATCTGCCTCTATTGCTTCCATTTTCTGAGCGAACTCCCTAAGCTGATCTATGTTCAGATAATCCTGAAGAACCTGCAAGGTTTGCTCCCTCATCTTGTTTTTATACTCAATAATAATGGTCGGCTCATTGCTTAGCTCCTTGCGAACGTCATGCAAGTCCTTCATTATTTTACTTAAATCCTTAGGATGAATAGCATCTAGGTCTGGATGATTCTCAAGCAACGTAGTAATCTTCATCAACATAAACTCAACTTTTGCCGACATCTTTTCCTTACGTTGTTCAAGCGACCCTAAGTCAGATAAAATGCTTTTATATTTTTCTATGTCAACTACAGCATCATCACTAATCTGTGGGGCATTCTCCCTAAGAATCATCTCCTGATCAAGCTTAGCCCTCTCGCTTTTCCAGTTGTAAATTGATTGTCTAGACACACCCCATTTTTGTGCCACTTTTGACACACTTCCTATGACACTTATATCTTTAAGTATTTCTACCTTTTCTTTAGGTGAAAATTCTTTATTGCCAACCCTTTTCTTCAACATATTCAATTACTGATTCTATACGATTATAAATATAATTAGGTAGCTTATCAGACATAGAGGGTATCTTGTAAAGACTTATTATGATCATCTTTATCTCTTTTTGTAATTCCTCTTTGGTCAGTATTTTATTTTTTTTATGCCAGCCCATTTGACATTTCTTTTTATTACTTAACAAACCCTAACTAGAAATCTTTTAAAATGCAACTTTTGACAACTTACGTAGAAATTTTATTTTTTGCGAATGGCTGGGTAATCGTCCCCCGTGTCGGCAAAAATTAATATGGCTACCCCCATATAAAAATCCCCCTTTTGGGGAATCTCTCCTAAAAAACCCCCTTAAATAGCCCAAAATAGCACATATACGGCGCTTATTACCTAAATAAACCCCTTAGGGCCTCCCTCCTACCCTGCCGTATAGACTAAGCATAAAAAAAGGGGGGCTTTTTACCCCCCTCTCCCACCCTACCGCCTTAAATATCTTCCGACTGTCTAAGGTTTACAGCTTCTGACAGAAGTAGGTTCATTGCATCCCTCAAAAATTCCACCCTCTCCGACGCTGGCAAATGTTTGGGGAAGCCGTCCAAGTGTTTGAAGCCGTTCTGTATTTGACCGTATAGAAATACGCACCTTATCCAACTTTCTACCCCTAGCTTCTGAGCAACTTCTAAGTCTGATAGCCTGCCAGATATTAGATTTGATAATTTAGAGGCAGAAATGGCAAGCGCATCGGCAAGGCTTTCAGCGCTTAGACCATCTTCTTTTTTCCATCGTATATATATAACGTCTAATAAGTTGTACTCCCTGCCACTTATGTTTAACGGCGCCCAAGCATTAATATTACTCATTTTATTACCTCGCTTATTTGCATTTCATTGTTAGAATTTAGGGTTGCTTCTTTTACACAAACGCCGTCTAAGTAAAAACGGTAAGTGTGGCTACCGTCTTCATGCTTTCTATGTGTTACTTTATGGCTTACAAAGTGGAAGCTATTAGAGCCGCTAGTACCTATTTTCACGTCGACCTCTCCAACCTGCCGAACTCCATAGCTTTTACTACTTTTATATATACACGCCGTTACTTGATTCCATATTGGATATGACTGACTCATTCGGATACCTCCTGTACTAGCTTAAAAAGCTCGCTTGCCTGCATGTCTGCCGACTCAATCGGCTTTGGAATGTAAACGACTTCGTAAGGGAACGCTATACATTGGGGCGCTTTTATCATCTCTCTATTATATACATTACATATAATAGTTGAATAAGCACTTTTGTACGGTCTTTTGAACGTACCTAAAAGACCTTGCAAGCAGTCTTTTTTATAGTAATAGCCGTTATTTTTAGCCTCTTTTAGTAAGTACGCAAGGGCATCGTAATGCCCATGGAAATACTTATCGTGTGAAAGCTCGCCCTGTCTGTTTATGTATGTTACTTTTATCATGTTATTACCTCTTAGTATTGTATTAGTGTTTTTTCTATTCTATCTATCTCAGTACGCATTTTATGCAATAAAGCAATTGAACGCTCTTTTGCTTCTTCATCGTGGAATCTGTCATATTGTACGATAGCTTCGTTGTACAACTTATGCTGTGCATCAAGCACGATGGTGCCTGTAGAAATTATATCTCTTTTCACTTCCTCTTGTACTATTTCATCTATGTTTGTGTTAGGATTTTCCATTGCATTTACCTTAGTATTTTTTATTAGTATTGAACGCCTGCAACCGCAAGCACAAAGGAATATAAACAAAGTATTTAATATTGCAAATTATAAATATAAAATATTTTCAATATGTGTGAAATATGTACAATTTTCAGTATATGTACAATATATGTGATATGTGCGATTTATGTGTGGGCTTGATCTTGCCGATTTGGGGTACGTTAGTAAAAATTATATTTTTTGGCATGGGTGGAAATCCCCCATGAGTAGAAATCTTATTTTTTTTGGGATGGGTAGAAATTAAAAGGGGAAGCTCTTCCGAGCCTCCCCCCTCCCCTACCCTACTTGGGTATCATTATCTTTCTTAGTATTTCATATTGTTCCTCTGTTAGTTTTAGTTTATCTGATGTTTGTTTCTTTTTATTGCTTAGTGTTTGTTCACTCATTCCTAGCTTCTCTGCTAGTTGCCCCTGATTCAGGTCTGTCTTCTTTAAGGTTTCAATTATGATGTTCATTTGATTCCTCCTCTTTTAAGTTATTTCCATTCTTGAGATACTGAACTGCCTCTTTTGCATCTTTCATCATCCATTTTTCTATCATGTGTACGGCTCCTGCCCAGTCATTATCATTGACACATTGCCTTGCTAGCATTGCTGAGGCTTCAGCATACTTGATACATTTCAATATGTTCTGTTTAGTAGTCATGATACCTCCTTGCCTGAGCCTTTACGATAAGAAATTGAGCAATGTTCCATCATAGTCTGAAGCAAGACTCCAGTAGCTATTGGACTAGCTTCAAATCCTTCATCTACTGCTTCATCAAGGGTGTCCCTACTTGCAAACAAGCTACCCTTGCCTTCAGGTGTGCTCAAGTCCATTGGTAGAGTCTGAATACCATGATACTCAAAAGTAGTATCTTGATTTTTCCTAGAGTCAACATCCATAGCCACTACCTTCAGCAGTAGTTCTCTGTTGTCATTATTCATCGAACTGTACAGTTTGAAGATACTTCCATTGAACTTATCATAGAAATGCTGACCTAAGCTACTTCCGAAAACATCAATCATTCTGTCCTTCAGCCCTGATTCATCAAAGTTCCATTCAAACTCAACAAGCATATTTACAGTATCTCTCAATACCTTGTAGTCTAAGTCTTCAGGTGTTACTCCAAAGTTCAGTATTTTTAGTGGGGTTTCGACTATCTTTTCATTCATTGTGTTACCTCCTTTGATTTGTTTCGTTCATCGTAATACTCAGCCATTGTATCAACCTCCTCCTGAGCAACTTGAAATGTATAGGCTTCAGTATGTTCCCTATTCCACGCTTCTATGAACATCTTGCCACCAACGACATCATAGTCCATGCCTATTTTGTCCATGTATAGCATAGCTTTCTTGAGATTAGTCATTGTACACCTCCACTATTTGTTTGTTTCTGTCTACATACTCGTTTCTGTACAGACTAAGTAACTGCTTTAGGTGGTTATCGTCTCGTTCATTTACAACCAGACCTTGTTCATCAATCTTAGCAGTGAACTCGTCAATAGCCTTCAGCAAACGTTGCATTGATGTCTGATAATTTTTGGCTAATTCAAAACGTCTGTTCAAGTAATGTGAGATAGTTAAATCCCCAACATTTACTGAGGTAGTTGAAGTATTCGCTATTTCATGTGAGGTGTAGCAATCCACCCATATTTCGCCATTTCTAAAGTGGCAATCAACGCCATCATGTAGCATTGCCACATAGGCTTTCTTCTTGTCGTTTTCTGTGTAACTCATTTCTTAGTATTGTTAATTATTGTTGACACCATAAAGTAACACGATTCAAGTAAAATCAAAAATATTTTATCAAGAATATTTGAGAGTCCAGATTCAAGTCCAGAAGTCAATCCCAGTCCAGAAGTCAATTTCAAAGGGATCATATAACTAGCATGGGTAGAAATCCCCCTTTTTTTTACATGGGTAGAAATCTTGATCGACTATATTTTTTATATGGGTAGAAATCTCTTCAGATGATCTCACCTAAAATGATTTCCTTACCCCTCTTTGAAAAAGAAACAGTATTATTATTATTTATAGTATTATGTTTGACATTTCGATCAAGGGGGTCTTGACGCAAATCGCTAGGGTTCTTGCGTTTTCGATCAAGGGTTCTTGCGTTTTCAGTCAAGGGGTATATCTTTCTCTTTTGATTTCCATTCTCATCTAGGGGATGATACTCCACTTTTACAAATCCAGCCTTCTTTAATGACTTGATCCATCTAGATATGGTTTCTGTTCTTGTGTTGTATAACTGTGCAAAATACGAGTTGGTGCTGAAGCAGTAGCCATGCTTGTTAGATAGTGTTATAATCTCAGCGTATAGTATCTTTTCGTTAGCGTTAATTTTTTCACTATACCTCACGTCTGCACTTAGTACGACATAATAATTAGGTTTATTCATTTTCTCTTTGTGTATTATAATATTTTTTGTAATATATTCGTATCAACAATAAATAACAATACTATGAAAATATACAAAGATCTATCAAACGATAAATACCACGCTATGAGTAATCACATAAGCAGTAGCTTTGTGAAAAGTGTCTCTAAACATTCTATAGTCAAGGCACTACAGCCAATCGAACCTTCACCAGCCCTGTTGTTTGGTGATGCAATGCACACATATTTTGAGAGCAAAGAATCATTTCATGAAAGGTTTGTTGTATTCAAAGATTCACATATAATTGAGAAGATCCTTGAGGATAGACCCAATATAACTGCGCCGACTATGACTAAAGAGTACAAATCTTATAAAAACGATTTTGAGTGTGCTTTACAAGAGGGTCAAAGTGTAATATCAGAGGATGACATGGAACGAATACAGTTGATGTATAACTCCATGCTTAACAATACTACTTTGCAATCTTTATATGAGAAATATGATCATGATGAGTTATGGGATGAGTTTTCATTTGTAACTGAAGATCAGGATCCACATGGTTTATTATACAGGGTAAGACCTGACAGAATATTGATAAGAGACAGCGAACTTGTAGCTGTGCTAGATTGGAAGTCATGTCGAGATGCCTCTGAAAAGGCTTTCAAATCAGACTTCTGGAGGTTCAGATACGATCTGCAAGCCGCTTTTTACTGTGATGTATTAGGTATGTCAATGGCTGACTTCTATTATGTTGCAATAGAAAAAGAGTTTCCATATAATACAGCAGTGTTTTCTATCAATGAGGAAACAGAAAACAACGCCTTGAAAGAGTTAGAGTTAATCAAGCAACGAATAGGCACATGGAAAAAAGACCCAAGCCCACAAAACTTAGGGCTAGAAAATTCAAACACAATAACATACTTATAACAATACTATGAGCAAGACAATACAACAAACATTGACCCAAATACAGAACGAGCTGAACGTACCAAAGAAAAGGTTCAACAGCTTTGGTAAATACAACTATAGAAATCTTGAGGACATATATGAGTCCTTGAAGCCTATACTCAAAAAGAATGACGTGAACCTAACTCTGCAAGACGACATTGTGTGCGTTTCTGATAGAGTGTACGTCAAAGCAACAGCAACTTTGTATAAAGGCGATCATTCAATACAAGTATCAGCTATGGCTAGAGAGTCCTACTCGAAAAAAGGTATGGATGATTCACAAATTACTGGCACTGCATCTAGTTACGCTAGAAAATACGCACTTGCAGGACTGTTCCTGCTTGATGATGTAAAAGACGCAGATACCAATGAGTTTACCCATCAGACGAGGCAAAACCCCAAGAACAAGGCGGTAAAAAGAACCACAAATACTCGCACTTCTGATCAGAAGGATGCGATGCTAGATGATCTTCCGTTTTGATTCCATCTATAATGATAACCCTCATCATCATATCAATGGTGGTGGGGGTATCTCATGCGTATGAGCGCCAAAGCAAAAGGTAGAAGAACCATAATCAAAGCTATCGAGTTCTTTAAGGACAAAGATATGATTGTGGATGAGGTGGAACTGGGGGGTAGATTCCGCAAGTCCAAAGACCTTTTCTCAGGGCTATGCACCAAGTGCTGGAAGTACGACTGTGAACATATATTAGAAGATACTTTTGATGGGTTTGATCTAGTAGCTTTAGATGGGTCTAATCTTTGGCTCATACAAGTCAAGACTAATAAACCCCCAATACAAAAATCTTACAAACTCTTTGCACAGAAATTCGCTACTCAGTATATTCGTGTTCTTGCTATGACTTGGTATGACCGAAAAGGTTGGGTAATACACGAGTTCAAAAAAGATGGAGTAGTAAACAAAAAAGATTTAAGAAAATGAGTGTTGACTTTGATTTGGTAAATGAGTTGTGGAATGAAGTAATTGTTGCAGATGGATTTGATGATGCGATTATAGGGATCAAAGATGACACTGGAGTTGTTTATTACTCTAAAGAGAAAGTGATAAACATACTTATTCGAGATCATAATATGACAGATATTGAAGCGATGGAATATGCTGACTTCAATGTGTTTGGTGCATATATAGGAGACAAAACACCTATATTCCTTGATGATTTTTTTATAAATACATAAAATACCATTAAAACTAATGAGAAAAAAAATGACTAAGAACGAACTTACAATACTAAAGCTGTTGAAAGAAAATGAAAAAGCTACTTACCTTGACATTGAACCTAAGATGGAAATAGGAAACCACGACAAATATTGGACAACTTTTTCTACAATATGTACCTTAATATCTTCAGGGGTAATCATTTCTAATGATAAATATCCGTCCACTTATTCTTTAACACCATATGGTAAAATAAAGGTAAAAGAAGTGTTATGATGCGAAACGACATGATGCACCTAGAAGAGGTGCTGATTGGTACGTTGGTATCTAAAAGAGAATACAGAGAACTAATATTTAATACTCTTGATGCTACGTATTTCAATCATTTACGACCAATATATTTAGAGGCTTGCAAGCAACATTCAGAAAATGTTGTCTTCAACGAAGATACTCTCGTTGCAAAGATGGAGGGTACAAACGTTGGCGAGTTCTATGAACTCATGATGATGCACGTGGCTTCAGAGCAGGAAGTAAGGGCATATCTAAAAACCCTGAAAGATACTACCGATAAAGGCAGACTGCGTTATGCCATTAAGAACATCAATGACATAGCCCACAATCCGACTACGACAATGGATGATCTACTTATGGAGATTGACAAACTCAATCAGACAGTAGATGACACCTCGCAAAAAATCGCTCTGACCCCAACCGAAATCATGGAAAGAGAAACCAATGAGCCAAAGAAAGAGAAGCTAGTAACCGATGTACATAAACTTGATGAGGCATTATATAGTGACGTGGGCTTGCACAGGGGTGACATCAATATTATCCTAGCCGACTCTGGTCATGGTAAAACCCAATGGGCTACATTTGTGGCGAGTAAACTTGCTCAAAAAGGCTATCAAGGGCTGTGGTTTCAGATGGAAGACTATGACGTAAACACCGCCAAACAACTTGGGCTAATGGCAGGATACGAGGCTGATAACGTCAGGATCATAGACTCAGTAGATGACATTGACGAAATAAAGCGTTTGTGCAGGCTCAACAAGAT